GGAATTTTTTCTGGTACAGATGTTGTAATCTGTACTTGATCTAATAATTTTTTATCAACATATTTTTCTAAATAGTTAAATTGTAATTCTGTTCCGCCTTTAGGACTTTGGTTTCTTATTATCATTGTTCATTACTTTCTGGAATACATCCAAACCTTTCGGTGATACCTGCACTGTAACATCTGTTACAATATCAGGACCTTCTATTTTTTCTTTAGAAGTCTCACCTGTCTTTGTATTTCTATAAATTGTTATAGTTGTACAATCGATCTTATGTATATTATCCGTTTTCATTCTCTCTGTTTATAAGCGCATAACTAACTACCACTTCAAGTTTGTTAGCTGTTTCCGCTTGAGCTTTTATAGCATCTCCTGCTTCTAAATTCAACCCTTGTTCTGTAGCGTTGACTGTACTTGTAGCAGGTATGTCCTTTCTAAAAAATTCTATATCTGTGCTAGCAGATGAATCTCTTAAATCACAATTAACTAATACAGCTCCTGTGCTGTTATTAGATACATACACAGATTTTATAATAGCTACAGCTGATGTAGCTATAGTCAAAACAGTTGTCATAGCTGTGCCGTCTAATATCTTAGATGCATTTTTATATTGTATGCTCATGATAAAAAGTAATTAAAAGTATCTAATTCGTTTTTTAAATCTTGTTGAAAAGAAAAATTAAGTTGTTGTTTCATTGTATTTAAAGATTCCATAATCTGTCTTTGATTATCTACATCATAATCTTCTTTTGGTTCAGGTATATAATTAGTTATTTTAGCCATTAATTTCTAAACGCTGCGTGTTGTCCTGTGGTCATTCCACTAGATAGCATGTCTCCTCCAGCATTTCCACCACCATCACCACTACCACTAGATGTAGGTGCATTAGATGTAGGTGCTTTATTTTTTTTAGAATCAAAATAATCTTTTAAAGTTCTAAAAGATCTAAATGAACCAGGTACAGCTCTATCAAATCTTGTAGTGCCGGTAACAGGATCAAAAGCATCATTAATCATGGAAGGATTTAATCCTCTGTAATTAAAACCTGGAGTAAATCTTTGAGTTGGATTACCTGAAAAATTTAATTGAGGAATAAAAGCAGTTTTAATACCCATTATAGTTTCCATTAATCTTGCTAGTCCACTTTTTTTATTTTTATCTTCTTCAATAAAATCTTCATCAACATCAGCTTCATTAGCAACACCCATGTTTGCAGGTAAACCACTTAAATCTATTTTATTTAAACCCATGATTCCTGATGTAGGAGAGATTCCTATTCTTGGATTAAAATCTCGAAATCTTTCCATGCTTGCTGAAGATGAGGTTAAAGGTCTATTATCAAAATATCTTCTAAAATCTGATCGTCTATTAATATCCGTAGAAACATTACCAGCTAAATCAGCGCCACTAGATTTTTGAGCCAGAGAAGATGGATCCATATATTCAAAACCCGGTTGCATTGATCTAAATAAATTTGATGTAGCGATTGGAGCTGCAGGATCTTGATAAAGACCTTCATAATTAATTTGAGGATTAGCAGAAGCTCTTGCTACATCTAATAAATCATATATTCCATTTCCTAAATATGATCCTGTGTTTCTACTTGTAAGATTTGGATTAGGTAAATAGCTGCTTTGTAATGAATAATCTGATGCACTTGGAGGTAGATCTATTTCTGATGCACCAGCAGTGCCCATACTAAAAAAATCTTTTACTTTGTCAAAAAAACTTGGTTTTTCTTCTTGTTGAGTTCTAGCTGCATCTATATAATCTTGAGCTTGTTGTCTAATCTCAGGTACATCACTGTTCAACATAGCATTTATTTGTTGATCTGATAAACCTATTCCATAACTAATTGATCTGTTGTCAGCCATTATCTTCTTCCATCTGGTTGTGCATCTAATCTAAGTGTACCATATCTCCATGATTCACCTACTGCAGTATTTTCAATTTGTACAGAGACTAATCTGCCTCTAGCTCTTGTATCTACTTTATCAGTAGAAGAGGTTATTGTAAAGGGTCCAAGTGGTGAGCTAACCGCTACATCATCGGGATAGCTGCTTACAAATAAAGTTACCTTAGCATTACCTGTTTGATATTTAAAATCAGGTATAAATCGTTTTACAGACATGAAAAACTCACCATCACCTCTATAATCAGCAACTCCTGTTTGAACGCCTAACCCACTTGTTCTTGATGTAATATCCCAATCTCCAGATCTAATAAATGCATTAATAGAAGTTGAACCTGAACTGTTAACTTGATCAGTTCCTACTTCATGAGCATAGTAAACACTAGCCCCATATAAATTTGTAATACCTAATATATCAGGAAATACAGGTGTTAATGTTGAAGTATATTCTGTTGCATAAGGAGCATTAAATACNCCTTGGTCTTGATATGTAGTTCTAGCTAATGATGAAGTTGTCCAAACATTTTCTGAATAATTATATGTCACACATCTATCAACTTGATTGGATCCGTCTTTTGGATAAAACCAATTTATTTCTGTGTACAAAGTATTAGGAGATGAATAAATTACATCTCTTGAATCTAAATTAATGCCTAGATTATTTCCGTCCGTGCTAAATACAAAATCTTCTACTAGTGATGGTAATGATTTTACTGTACCATCGTAAACAAAAAAACCACCTTCCGCTGACATCCACCATACTGCACCATTTGCATAAGACATAGCATGTTGACCAATACATCCACAGTTAGTACCAACCTGTCTAACACTAAATGTAAAAGGTGGACCAACAAATTGAATTACGTATGCAGCTACATCAGTTGATACAAAGATATAATCTTTACCTTGTATGGCCGCTCTAATTTCATTACCACTATCTAATCTAAATGTACCTGCAGTGTTAGTAGCTGTTGGTGCATATGTATTTAAATCTTCTTGATTAGAAAATCTTACAAACATAGGATCTTGTGTAGTAGGATCACCTATAGTTGTTTCTGTACCTAAATGAAATACATGTCTATCTCTATCTGATACAATTGAAATTCTTGTAGCTGTTGGATTGTTTGTTGTTTGAAAATTACTTGTTGTCTGAGAAGCTCTAATTGTTCTAGCACTTGACGCTCCTGCATTCCAAGTAAAAGTTTTACCATTAAATATTGTTGCAACTAAAACTTCACCAAAGTTATCTAGGCTCCAGTTGCCTGGATCCAGAACTACATCACTTACAGTTCTTTCTGTTCCCCATGTAGAATCACCCCAAGTAGATGTTCCCCATCCATAACCTGCAGTTTGAAAAGTAGGACCAACATTAATATAAGGATTAACAGTTGCAGCGCCAGCTGCAGTCATACCTGAGCCTCCTTCATTTCTAGAAGCTAGTATAGTAAACTTGTCTATATCTGGAGTTGTTTGTATTTCATAAACTTTTTCTAATTCTGCTGCTGTATAATCAGAAGCACCCGTAACTGTCACTGAAGATAAAGTCACGTACCTTCCTTTGGCTAAACCATGAGATCCTTTATTTATAGTTATAGTATTTGAACCATTAACAGTTGTTATAGTGCATCCTGTAATTGCGGTATCTAAAGGAGTAATGTCAAAAAAATCATTTCCGTAATATAAAAATAAACCTTGTGACGTTCCAATAGCTGTATATTTTTCACCCACAAAAGAAGAAAAAGCATGTTGTCTTCTAGCTGCTCCAGGTAAAGTTAAAGATGCAGCTGTAAGTTGAGACCATCCGCCTATTTTTTCTGGTAATCCGTATCTAAATCTTACAAAATCACCATCTGTCCATTGCCCTTCAGCGCCAGATTCTGTGTCTTGTTTGTTAAAGCCAGGCTTGAATTTTAATTTTTGTAGCATATAGTAGCTTATATAACAGATTTATAGAGAATGAAAGAGTGAAAATAACCAATGATTAATATCATAGATAATTTTTTTGAAGAGGATCTATTAAAGAAAGTGCAAAACCACGTGACTAATAGATTACAATTTACACCTAGATATTTTGAAGGCACTACAGAAAAAACTAAAGAGAATTATTATGGAGATAGGTATGATTTAATTCAAGATAAAACTCTTCAAGATTTATTTGTAAAAAATTCAGAAGAAAATTTTAATATTAAAATTAAAAAAATTAGTCCACATTCAGGCATTGATTTAAGAAACCTAGATATATTAAAACCTCACACTGATGATAAAGCAGCTAAACTAAATATATTAATTATGCTCAAAGGACCTAGGGCAGTTACTAATGGAACAGTGTTTTATACAGATAATAATTTAGATATACATGTAGGATTTAAAGAAAACAGAGCTTTGATGTTTCCATCAAATAAAATGCATAGTCCACATGCAAGCACACAGCCAGGTATAAGAAGATATACTGCAACTTTATTTATAGAAGAATATGTTTTAAAAAAATGAAATTAAATTATTCTATACCCAATAAAATTTGGTGGATTACTAATTTCCTTGATTGGACAACATATAAAAATATTCATGAAGCAGTTGTTAAAGGAAGAAAAAATATTAATTTTGAAGATGTTGAAAAAACTTGGGAACAAAATTTGTATAATAATTTAACACTTGCAAAAAGAGCTTCAATTACGAACTTTGCCCCTTTTGAAAAACTTAAAACTTTAATTAAACACAATCCATTTTTTAATGTTTCTAAATTAAATAAAATAACGTCAACAATTCATTTTATGAATAAAAATTCTGGTATAAATTGGCATACAGATAATGATTATGAATATGGAGCAACCTTTTATTTAAATAATAGATGGCACACTGATTGGGGTGGTGAATTTATGTTTACTGATACAAAAGCTCATGGATTCATACCTGTCGTATCTAATTCTTTAGTAATAATAAAAGCCCCACTAAAACATAAAGTAAATCCTGTTTTAACTAAAACAATTCCTCGAATGTCAGTGCAACTATTTATAAAATAATGAATTTAAATTTAAAAATAATTGACAATTTTTTTTCTAAAAAAGAGTTTGAAATTTTACAAAGTAATATATTTTATCTAGATATGAGACCCATGACAAATGATAATGGAACATATGGTTTTAGACATACGTTTGATGTTGATAAAAATAATCAATGGTTATTTGATAAAATTAAACAAAACTTTTTTCCAAATGAAGACTTAAAAGTAATGAATGCTTCTTATCATTTAAGACACAACAAAGAAAAAGTTATGGCACATAAAGATGATTGTGCATATAATTTTATACTTTATTTAAAAGGTCAAGAACTTATATACAATGGCACAGGTTTTTATGACAAAAATAATAATTTAAATACTTATGTAGGTTTTATAGAAAATAGAGTTTTATTTTTTAAAGGTAAAAATAATTTACACACAAACTTACAAGCTCTAGGTGAAAGTTCGCCTAGACACACTATAAATATATTTTATGACAACTAATATGAAAGATTATTTAGAAGCAGTTATTCATATACAAAATATTGTAAACCCTGAGTTCTTAAAAAGGATGAAATCTTTTATAGATAAAAAAGCAAATAAAGATTTAACAGTTGGTTATCAATTTACTAATAAGGATATTAGAAATGTAAAAGGATATCATTTAAATTTTAATACACCTACTAATATATTTTATTGGAATTATATTAAACATGAAGTTGAAAGACTTTTAATATATTACACAAGTAAATTTCCATTATTAAAAACTAAAAAAATAGACCAAATAGATTTACTCAAATATAGTCCTGGTGGTAAATATACTGTTCATGTAGATGATCACACTCATAGTCCTAGATCATTAAGTATAATTATTAATATCAATGATGATTATGTTGGTGGAGAATTAATTTTTACAGATCAAAAATATAATGAAATAAAATCTTTTGATTTAAAAAAAGGATCAATCGTATTTTTTCCAAGTAACTTTATGTATCCTCATGCAATTAAATCAATTAAAAAAGGTAAAAGATATAGTATAGTTTTATGGCTTCGATAATTAAAAACTTTTTGTCTAAAGATGAATTAACAATAATTCAAAAGTATTGTTATAATAAATTAGATTTTCATAAAGATTGGACAATGACTTCTCAAAGTTTTTCACCAGCCTGGTATCATGATCCTTTTATGACTGCTTTATTAGATGTAAAATTACCTATAGTATCTAAAGAAAGTAAATTAGAATTATTGCCAACTTATGCTTATTGGAGATATTATGTTTTTGGTGGCACATTAAAAAAACATACTGATAGACCTTCTTGTGAAATATCAGTAACTTGCTGCATAAAAAAATATGATAATTGGCCAATTGTAGTAGAAGATAAAAAATTTGAATTAGAAGAAGGCGACGCAGTGTTATATAATGGCTTATTTGAAAAACATGAAAGACCTGGTATATATAAAGGAGAAGGCATGGCACAAGTTTTTTTTCATTATATTAATAAAAATGGTTTATTTAAACATCATGCATATGATCAAATTTTTAAAACTCAACAGATACACTCAACAAAAGAAGATGAGGAAAACATAAAAAAATGGAAAAAACAGTTAACATAGATAATTTTATAGGTGTGTACGATGGCTACATAACTTCTCAAGAATGTGATAAAGCTATAAATCTTTTTGAAAATCAAGATAAGTTTAATAAAACTTTAAATCGTATTTCATCTGAAAATACAAATGTTTTAACAAAACAAGATCAACAATTTTTTGGTAATTCTCATAACATACATGTTTGGCGGTCCGAACTCATACCATTAATTATGAATTATGAAATGGCTTTTAGACATTATATTAAACACACAGGTGCACAAGAAGCGTATGACAATAAAGATTTTCATTATACTAGTTTAAAAATTCAAAAGACCTTACCAACAGAAGGCTATCATGTTTGGCACATTGAACATGGTCAAGGTTATGAAAACGAAGCAAGAGCTTTTGTGTATACTGTATATTTAAATGACGTAGAAGAAGGAGGTGAAACTGAATTTCTTCATTTTTCAAAAAGAGTTAAACCTAAAAAAGGTAGAATTGTTATATGGCCTGCTGCTTTTCCTTACGTGCATAGGGGTAATTCACCTTTATCAGGTAAAAAATATATACTAACTTCATGGATGAATCTAAGATAAAACCTTTGCCAGCCAGACAATGTGGTGATTGTACTAAATGTTGTGAGGGATGGTTACCAGGAGAAGTTTATGGATTTAAATTTTTCCCAGGTAGATATTGTCATTTTTTAAATAAAACAAAAGGACAAGGGGGTTGTACAATATATAAAGATAGACCTTTAGATCCTTGTAAAACTTTTTCATGTTCTTGGTTATTACATCCAGAAATTTTTCCAGAGTGGTTAAAACCAGAAAAAAGTAAAATAATAATTAGTATACAAAAACATAAAGAATTTGAGTATTATGAATTTAAACCTTGTGGACAAGAAATGTCTGTAAAAGTTTTAGATTGGCTGCTTGAATTTTGGCTTACACATAAAGTAAACGTTGTTTATTTTATAGAAGGATCTAGAAGAAGACTAGGATCAGAGGATTTTGTTAAATCTTTTAATTAAGATGTGTATGAAGTAGGTCTTGGACCTTTTTCTGACTCATCTCTATCGTCTGCGTCCCAATCAGCTTGTAATTTAGCTAAGTGAGCTGCGTCCCATCTTGTAGTAAATTGACTTATATCTCCTAATACAGAAGCATCATAAGCTGAATGTGGAGTTTGATCTCTATATTCTACTTCATCAGTAGAGACAGTAGAACCATGTTGAATAGCCCAAATGTTTGACCATTTAGAATCTGACCAAAAAGCATCATCATTAATTGTATATGCATTTCCCGCACCATCACCAGATTTTTTAATGATTACTTTATCGTCCATTACTATTGTCCAATTTGCGTTATTTGCCATAATTTTTCTCCTAAGTCTTAATTATATATATTACTGCTATATATGGTTGTAATACTGATGTTGCATCTCCAACAAAGTTTGCACTCATATTGTGAGAGTGACCATCTCCAGAACCTGCACTACCTGAACCTCCTTGACTTTTAGATGGATTTGCCTCCGCACCTGAAGGGCCACTTGGTTGAAAACCTCCAACAGGGACTGGGTGACTGTGAGATGCTAATTGTGCTGTTGTTAAAGTTGCATTTGCTGTTGAACCCGCAACGTTTCCAGTAGATGTTACTGTGTTTGCTCCACCAGTGGATGCTAAAGCTTTGTTGTTTGATTTTCCAACTGCTACGTTATCTTGTAAATCTGGTACAAGAAAAGTAGATGAGCCATCACCTGCGCCATATGTTGTACCTATGACTGCAAATAAAGCTGAGTAAGTTGATCTTGAAACTGTTTGACCATTACACTCTAAAAAACCTGTTGGCACTGATGCAGAAGACCATGGCACAATAGTAGCCGTAGGAATTCCTTCGATACCTGTAAGGTTTCCTCCATCAAAATCGTATTTTGTTGCTTCGTAATTTGACATATTATTTCTCCGTGTAAGTCCATCCTGTTGTAGCATCGCCTGAATATACTAATCCAAAAGCTGCACCTTGAGTATTAACAACAAGATCAGATGCTGCATTAGCTATATTAGAAGAATTTCTACCAACAGTCAATGCGTTAGAATTAAAATCGTAACCTTGATCTACAAAATGTACTTCATCTCCTGTAGCAGGGGACGCAGGAAGTGTTATTGTTACTGCTCCACCATTTGTATTTACTAA